CTCTCGATGTTTTCTTCATAAAGTTTAGATTAATCGCATCATTCTTCAACCTCTCTTTCAGAGGTTTAGACACGAGTTTCACTACTGATTCTACCTCAAGACTATTAATCTCGCAATAGTGACAGATAGCATCAATATAGTTAAAGTTTTCTTCGGCAACAATTTTCTCAATTTCCAAAGCAAATTTGGAAGGTGTTAAAAATTTACTTTCTAGTGCCTGTTCTAATTCTTTATTCTGTTCCATAGAGTTCCAGTTTATCTCTAACAAACTTTCTAATGTATTGGGTGAGTAGTTTGATGTACTTTGATTTGTCTCGTTCTTCATAGACGACGCATTCTCCATTTTCACATGCCATGATAATTACAAGTTTTTTGACAGAAATTCCTGTCAGTTCGTACAGCATACAACCATATGCCATGCACTGTACAAAATAGTGTTCGATCCACTCTCGTGGTTTGGGTTTTTTAGAAGTCTTAAAATCGATTATTGCTAGTTCGCCATCATATTCAGCAATACAATCAACGGTTCCAGCAATGCCCAGTTGCTTACTATATAGGGAACCTTCAAGTGCGTATATATTATTTATACGATTTAAGTCTGATTTTGAGATTTTGAAGAGAAAATCAGAAATCGGTTGGACTTTTGGTAGATCCTCGTTTTTAAGGTGATGCTCTACCAGAGTGTGCATGTCCGTACCACGACTTGTTGCAGCCTTCGTGATACGGTCTGCTTCTTCATTACCAACTTTCTTACGCCAGTTGACAAAAATCTCCTTATTAAAATGACTGGTCACCGAAGTGATGGAGACCAGTCGGAGAAGTTCTTCTTCATCTGGGACAGAGTAATATCTCACCCCATCAATGGTCTCCCTCTCAAGTTGAGGGAGACTAATATCAACATGATTAAACATTAAAAACCTGCTTCCATTTTAGCAATAATGTATTCCTTGACAAGTCCAGAACGGACAATATCATCTACTCCAAACTCAATCATATCAAAAGATTGCATTTTACGCAATACATTCATAAAATCTACAATACCATTACGCTCATTTGTTTTCTGCAAATCAGACTGAACTGCATCACCACAGAAACAAATCTTGGTATTCTCACCAACACGAGTGATAATACTATCAAGTTCGTGGAAGTTAAGATTCTGGAATTCGTCAACAATCACGATTGCATTATCAAGTGTGGTTCCACGAAGGAATGAAGTGGACCAGAACTTGATGGTTTCCTGCGATTTAAGATTACCATAGAGCATCTCAAAGTCAGCATCAGAAGGCATCTGGAACATATACTTCACCATATTCTTATAAGGAATCTGGTAGATGTCTGCCTTATCTTCATGGGAACCAGGCAAGAAACCAATCTCTCTGGTTGCTACAAGAGACCTTACAAGATAGATGCGTTCATATGGCGTCCTTTCATCCAAAACATCACAAAGGGCATTGTAGAGGGTAATAAAGGTCTTTCCCGTACCTGCACAACCATAGGCAACTAGATGTTTTCCCTCCTTATATGAATCAAAAAGTTTTTTTTGATTATCGGTAAGTGGATCAATTTCCACCAGATACTCAGAACTCAGCGGTTTCTTCCGCTTCATCTGCTTTGTCGTGAGTCCAACCCCAATTGGTTGCTCTGCAGATGCTCTTTTTCTTCTTGCCATTAGAGTTTCTTTACTTTAGATCCAGGTGCTTTTGATGCTTTTTCAAGTACATCGTTCCATCCAGGGTTTTTCGCAATCAATTTATCCCTCCACTCACCAACATCGGTAGCCATCGGTGCGGTGGATGGATCAGACCAATCACGAGTCCAGTCTGGATTATCCTTTAACCACTGACTCCAGTCGTGAATACTCATCACAACTTCTTTTTGCTCACCAGTGGTCTTATTCACTACGGGATATGTTGCCATTGTTAGAAATTCAAGATATTGTATTTAGACCCATTCCAGTGCTTCTGCAACTGTGGGGAATTGCTCTGCAAAGATAGTCTTACATGCTTCTGCAATCTCCATGTGCTCTTTCTGGGTGCCGTTTGCAGACCTCAGAGTGATGTAATGAATCCAGGATCGGCAAGATCCTGACATGTATAAGCGAGTAGGAGTTGCCAGAGGAAGCACAAAACGAGCACACTCTTTTGCCACACCATTATCAAGTAGGTGCTGATACAGACTCATACCTTGGGCAAAATAGGTCTCAATCTGCTTATTAGTCAATTCCACAAACTCTGGATCCAGGTCGTCAATAGAATTCTGGCGATTCTTGGTGTCTTGACGACGAAGTTCTGGGACTGGGATCGTCTCTGCGAGTAGGGAAGAATCAGCATAGCGTTGCGAAAATTCCTGATATGTAAATGAGCGGTGTCGGAGGATTTGAGCCGCCAGACCACGAGTAGTCTCAATCTCCAGAGTCATGAAACTCTGTTCAAACACAGACCAGTGATTGTGCTTAATACAATAACCTAACAACTTTGCATAGTTGGGGTTTTCCTGATTATTAGGATTGCTCACACGAGCAACATATGCCATTGTTTGCTCCGCATCGGGAGTGACACTAACCAATTTTACACTCATTTTTGTTCCTCTTTAGTCTGGGTATCCATCGTCATCTTCAAAGATCTCGTCATAATCATGTAGTGTTGAATCCTGATACTTTAAGTAACTTTCAGTATCAGAATAGATTTCTGCTTTGAGAGAATCAACCAACAGTTCCAGATTACGGACGATGAGTTTTAGTTTGTCTCTGTCCATAGAATAGATTTCTCTCTTCCCATTTTACACAAAAAAAGAGGGTTCGTCAAGAACCCTCTGTATCTTACTTACTCAGTAATTTAACTTCCGCATAGATTAGAAGCATAAATGCTGCAGAAAATGCAGTGAATGAACCCACTATTCCTGCAATCATTTTACTTTACCATTGTACGATTGACTTTTACGCCACGATACATGAGAGCAAAGTTCTCCTGTTCACGAACACGCTTTGCTTCGGCAAGAACCTCAGCATTGTGTTGTTCGGTATCGTACTTGTTGCCACGATAAGTAACTTGGGACATGGTTTTACTCCAAAGAAATGAGACGGTTAAATCCCGTTCCTTCGGGCGGCGTTTGCGTTCGCTATTTGCGAATAGCGAATGAACGATCCGTTCCGCGTCGTCCTACTTGCGTCCTATTCTTCTACCTCAAAACATGAGGGATCTGTCCATTTAGAATAACTCTGAATAAAGTCTACTTTCTGTGGAAGAGAAAGAGACTTAGTATCTAAAGTTCTTTCTACCAACCAATCAAACTGCTCACAAGTGAGAAGTAATGATGGTTCTGGTGAGGACAGTGCCAGCAGTAGAGGTAAAATCATGGGATGAACGTAAGGGTATTATACCCTGTTATTGATATTTAGTCAATCGACCCTACAGACTCAAAATTTTGCCGGAGTTTTTTCCGACGATTCCGGGAAATAAAAGTCAATTTTGGTTTAGCTTCTTGATTTCAAACAAAGATGACTTGTGATATTTTTTTATCTTCTTATACTCTTTGATGATTTTATCAATCTCTTTGTTAGGAATTCTTACAGTAAGGTCTTTATTGTCATCTGAACCAATGAATCCGAGTCCAGACTTTCTTTCTTCTTCTTTCATATCAACGAACTCATTAATGTTCTCTTGGATCTCATCACGAATCAATTGATTTATTTGTTCTCGGAGATTTTCTTCGTTCATTTCTTTTTCTTCTTTTCGTTTGGTACGTAACCCCACATCTTGGGACTCACCGTTCCATCAGTCCACTTCATTGCTCTAAAATCACGATACTTATCCCAGTATTGATCGAAGATATCTGACTGAAGACCTTGAACAATATCATGTTTTTCTTCACCATTATCACCATAGGTAACCAGATAAGAATCTCGTGGGAGACTCTTATCATTAGCGGCAGAAGGGTCACAATTTGGGGTTATGATGTTGATACCCTTACCCATCTCAAGAACGACCTCCCCAACGAATCTGGGGATATGCCTCTGCGACTACATCCTGGGTGATTTTATACTTATCAGACAGTTTCTTATCCTTTACAAGACACAGAATTTCTGCCTCAAGTGGATGCAAACCTTCTAAAAGATTGATGAACATAGATTCTCTACGAATAGCAGATAAACCATTATTACCACCTTTGATGAAGTGATAGAAGTGCTTACTCTCTCTACGAAGAGTGGTCTTACCATCAGTATCCGATGCTCCCACAGAGAAGGAACCAGTCTCATACATTCTACGAACTTCTTCCGTGATTTTTGTAGAAAGAGTTCCACTAGAAGTTGTTTGCTCTGCATATCCAGAATAAGGAACTGGTCCTTCTGGTAATGCTGAGTGAACAGACTCGTCAAAGTTCCAAATCAGAAGCATTCTCAGTGCATCGTGATTATACTTTTGCAGAACCTCTACCTTCTTTGCCTTGGTTCTCTGTTTAGATACAAGATCAAAGATTTCAAAGGTTAGTGGGTTGTTTGGAAGATTAAGAGACGCAGTTATTTTTGTCTTACTCGTCGTCTTCTTCGTCGTTGCTTTCGTAGTCATGATAGTTATCAAAATTAAATGCAATCACCTCATCGGGTATCAAGTTTCCTTGATTATCAAACATTTCGGGGTGAGGTCTTGGTACTTCCCGATAGTTCATCATATATTCTCTAGCAGTCCACCCAATCACAAGTCCCACTATAAGAAATAGAATAGTCAGAAATGAACCAAAGACTAGACTAACTGCTAACATTTTTCTTTCTCCTGGGAATTACTTTTCTCTTCCTTGTCTTAAAGGAAAATTCGAAATAGATAGTAACTTCCCTATTCAGAAAGCAAACCATCTTTTCGAAGATGATGTGAAATGGATAAGTCTGCTTTCTTTTACCTCCATTAAGTAGAAACTCAATACCACGATTTATGTGGTTATCTGGTTTATTTATGTTAGGACTTGATGACTTGTTGTTCTTTGAGGAATTTGATTGTGTCAACAGAACCTCCCAATTTTTTATCGTCACATACTACCTGAGGGAATGTAGAACCTTTCCCAAACTCGGCATAGAATTCTTCCTTGGTAAAATGCTCACCAAGATTATAGACCACAAAGTTACTACCTGTCAACTCCAATACGGTTTTGACTTTTTTGCAGTAAGGGCAATCGTCTTTTGAGTATACGGCAAAATTCATAGGTTACACTTTATTTGTATGTATTATACCATTAACAACCATCATATCAAGATTGGAGTTCTTGTAAAACTCTCTTGCGTCTTCTTCCGTTTCAAGAATAGGTTGTCCATTACCATTCAAACTTGTATTAAGTAAGACTGGCACTCCTGTCAGATTTCCAAATGCCTTGATAATCTCGTAGTAATGTTTGTTAGATTCTTCTGTGGCTGTTTGAAATCTAGCCGACCCATCAACGTGAGTGACTGCTGGTATCTTTTCTGGTTGCTTGACCTGTGCAGTATAAAGCATGTAGGGACTAGGAATAGGAAAATCAAACCAGTCCTGATAACACTCTTCTAATGTAACAGGAGCAAAAGGGCGGAACCATTCTCTATTCTTGACAACGTGATTGATTAGTTCACGATTGTGAAAGTTTCTTGGGTCGGCAAGAATAGAACGATTACCTAGTGCTCTTGGACCAAACTCAGATCTACCCTGAAAGAATCCAATAATCTTGCCATCGGCAAGTTGCTTTGCTATGTATTCATAGTCTGGCGTTTGAGACTGATACTCTCTACCAGTATAACATAGATCTTTCTGTTGATAATCATGTCTTGATTCCCCAAGAATATGATGTGCAACATAGAGTGCAGACCCAACAGAGGTTCCATCATCACCACAAGCAGGGAAGTGATGAACATTCTTGAACTTAGAATACATCACAACCTTGGAGTTGGCGTTACAATTCAAGAATGACCCACCAGATAAACAAAGATTGTCTGTCTTATCATCAAGTTCACTCAATACATTCAGAACCTTTTTCTCAAATAAATCCTGAACAGATGCTGCCACATTCATCTTATGTTTAATCTCATCAGTATAGGATTGATAATCAAAATCAAAAGGTGTTCCATAAGATGCCAATCCCATTGTTGTTCCTGCCTTATGGAGTGCTGGTCCCAATCCTAATTTTTCAGTGACTTCTCCATACAAAACACCAACCATCTCTGCTGGACAGTACATTGCCATAAGTTTTTTACCTTCACCATAAGCAATCAATGAATTTGCTTCTGGTTTTCCCATACTACAGTCCATACTAAAACAGTATGCTTTATCATAAGGACTTGTGTAATATGCAGAGGCACAGTGAGACAAGTGATGTGAAATAATATAGCACTTAAACTCTTTGCCTTGAATGACTATCTTATCTACCAGATACTGATTACCAAAGACTTCTTGCTTAAAATCATTTGTGGCAACACAATCAATATCATCAAGTGTTATACGACAAGAATCTAAAACATAATTAATAATCTCATCCGTGAATCCTTGCTGCTTCTTAATCTTAGAAATTCTTTCTGTTGCAATGGCAAACTCCAACCTACCATCTTTAACAAGGCACACGGATCCATCGTGTCCAAAGTTCAATCCTAAAATATTTGCCATAATTTAAATTACAGGAACTCCATACTGTTGAGACAACTGATTATTAATCTCATCCATACTAGGTTGTCCTTTTACCGTAGCCCAGGTCACAATACTATATCTCTTTCCTCTGGTTACTGGTTCTACTCCGTGCATGTAATGATGACTGGATGGGAAACAAACCATCATACCTGGTTCGGGTCTCACACGAATATGATGTTCTGGGAAAATAAAATCACCACCCTCAAAATCATCATTCAGATAGAATACCAAGGAGATGTCTCTATCCGTAGATTTCTTCCAGATGTGTTCTCCCTTTGGTGTGACCCAGATACTCTCCCCATCAATGTGAGGTTTATAGTGACCACCAACACCATAAGAAAGAACTTGTGGTATTTCACTGCTGGATACTTCAATACCATAAAAAGGATTGATGATTTCCTTTACGGCATGACGAAGAAGTTGCTCAATTTTAGGAAATAAATCTCCCATAGGGACAATCTGAGTATCTCTTGTCTTCTTATCAACCTGCCATGATGTTTCACCAGTTCTATTTGTAGTCTCCGCATCAAATACAGAAAGATCTTCACAAGGTGATCTCTTAATGTGGTCAACCATCTCCCGAATACCTTCGGGAGAGATTACATTGGGTCGGATCAGAATATGAGTCAGTGGATTATTAATCATATTATCAGTGTTTTGTTTATTATAGCATACTAGTTAGGAAGTCCATATTCTCCTGCAGAAACTGCTGCGGATTTTGTATTTCCATTTGCCAATAGACCTTTAGGTGTTGCAGCTGTAGTATCATTAGAATAATCAAGACGGTCTATAGTAGATGCATTAGGACTTCCTCCCATCCAATACCCAAAGTTTTGATTTCCCGTTGCAGACAAATATGATTTACCAGCACTCAATGGACCCTTAGGTGATGCCGTAGCAGTATCATTAGAATAATCAATACGATCTACTATTGACAATCCAGGATCACCTCCCCCAATATATCCAAAGTTAGCATTACCTGTTGCCGCAAGTCTAATTCTACTAGGAGTACTAATAAAACCTTTAGATAATGCGGTTACAGTGTCATCAGAATAATCAATTCTTTCTATTTTTGATCCAACTCCAGGTAGTCCACCAGCAAAATAACCAAAGTTTTGATTACCAGTTGCCGAGTGTTCAGCTCTATTAGCAGTCAATGGACCCTTATCTAATGCCGTTGAAGTATCGCTGGAATAGTCAATGCGATCTACATCACTTCTATAAGTAGCAGGAGAATCCTGTCCGCCAGTAAAATATCCAAAATTAGCATTACCAACTGCCTTGAGATTTTCTCTACCAGGAGTAGTCAAATTACCCTTCGCTGACAGAGTATCATTTGAATAATCAACACGATCCACTACTGTACCATTTTTTCCACCACCAAAGTAACCAAAAGAACTGTTACCTGTTGCTGCTAGTTTATCTCTACCATCAGACAAATCACCAAGACGTATTGCTGTAGCAGTATCATTAGTAAAGTTAATTCTATTAACTACTGAACTATTACCACTACCACCACCAAAGTAACCATATCCTGCGGGACCAAATCTTGAAACGTTTGCTGTTACTGATGGACCGATTGCAGCAAATCCGTTGGCTCTGGCACTTGATGCTGCTAAACGCAGTCTAGCAACACTTAATATTCCCTTAGGTGATGCTGTTGCAGTGTCATTAGAATAATCTATACGGTCTACTGTCGATAATGGACCAAAACCACCACCAAAGTAACCAAAAGAACTATTACCTGTTGCTGCTAATACACTGCTAATAACACTCAATGGTCCCTTTGGTGATGCTGTTGCAGTGTCATTAGAATAATCTATACGGTCTACTGTCGATAATGGACCCGGACCACCACCACCAAAGTAACCAAAAGAACTATTACCTGTTGCTGCTAAAGAATTTCTAGCAAGACTTAATGGTCCTTTAGGTGATGCTGTTGCAGTGTCATTAGAGTAATCAATAAGGTCTACTGTTGATCTTAAACCAGGAGCACCACCACCAAAGTATCCAAAAGAACTATTACCTGTTGCTCCAGAGTATCCTCCAGCAGCACTTAATGGTCCCTTAGGTGATGCTGTTGCTGTGTCATTAGAGTAATCAATACGGTCTACTGTTGATACTGAAGCAGGACTATAACCACCACCAAAGTAACCAAAAGAACTGTTACCTGTTGCTGCTAATTGATATCTAGCAAGACTTAATGGTCCCTTTGGTGATGCTGTTGCAGTATCATTAGAATAGGTTACACGATCTACTGTTGATACTGTAGAAGGAGTTCTACCACCACCAAAGTAACCATAAGAACTATTACCTGTTGCTGCTAAATCATATCTACCAGCACTTAATGGACCTTTAGGTGATGCTATTGCGGTGTCGTTAGAGTAATCTATGCGGTCTACGGTTGATCTTGGACTAGGATTACCACCTCCAAAGTAACCGGTATTGTAAGTCTCAAGAGTTCCATCACTGAATCTCACTGCTACTTCCAGGACACCAGGTCCTTTGAGTGGTATTGCATTTGCTCTGGAACTTGATGCTGCTAAACGTTCTCTACCTTGACTTAATGGTCCTTTGGGTGATGCTGTTGCGGTGTCATTAGAGTAGTCGATACGGTCTACTGTTGAACTAGATCCACCATCATCACCACCACCAAAGTAACCAAAAGAACTATTACCTGTTGCTGCCGGTGCTTGTCTTGTAGAAGTACTTAATGGTCCTTTTGGTGATGCTGTTGCGGTATCATTAGAGTAATCTATACGGTCTACTACTGAAAAATTTGTTGGTCCTGGAGCCTCTCCACCACCAAACCAACCATAAGAATCGTTACCCGTTGCTGCTAAACGATACCTAGCAACACTTAATGGACCTTTTGGTGATGCTGTTGCGGTATCATTAGAATAATCAATACGGTCTACTATCGTTTGCCCTAGATTTCCACCACCACCAAAGTAACCATAAGAACTATTACCAGTTGCTGCTAAATCTCTTCTACCAGTATTTAATGGTCCCTTAGGTGATGCTGTTGCAGTGTCATTAGAATAATCTATACGGTCTACTGTTGATACTACAGAAGGAGTACTGCCACCACCAAAGTAACCAAAAGAACTATTACTTGTTGCTGCTAAACGATATCTAGCAGAACTTAATGGACCTTTAGGTGATGCTGTTGCACTATCATTAGAGTAATCGATGCGGTCTATTGTTGATTTTACTGGAGCAGGAGCACCACCACCAAAGTAACCAAAAGAACTATTACCTGTTGCTGCTAAAAAATTTCTAGCAAGACTTAATGGTCCTTTAGGTGATGCTGTTGCAGTGTCATTAGAGTAATCTATACGGTCTACTGTTGATACTGTTTGACCACCACCAAAGTAACCAAAGTCAGTTCCTTGTGGTACTACATTAGGTCTTTGGTCGCTTGATGCTGGCAATAAGGTTAAATCAGTGATTGCATTTGCTTTGGCACTTGATGCTGCTAAACCACTTCTAGCAAGAGTTAGTGGACCTCTTACTGATGCTGTTGCTGTATCATTAGAGTAATCTATACGGTCTACTGTTGAGAATCCAGGAAAACCACCACCAAAGTAACCAAAAGAACTATTACCTGTTGCTGCTAAGTATATTCTAGCAGCACTCAATGGACCTTTAGGTGATGCTGTTGCGGTATCATTAGAGTAATCTATACGGTCTACTGCTAAAGTTCCACCACCACCAAAGTAACCAAAGGAAGAATTACCTGTTGCTGCTAAACGATATCTAGCAACACTTAATGGTCCCTTAGGTGATGCTGTTGCTGTGTCATTAGAGTAATCTATACGGTCTACTGTTGATACTGTACTAGGACTAGAATCCCGACCACCACCAAAGTAACCAAAGGAACTATTACCTGTTGCTGCTAATGAATATCTAGCAAGACTTAATGGTCCTTTAAGTGATGCTGTTGCGGTGTCGTTTGAGTAATCTATACGGTCCACTGTTGATAGTGGACCAGGAACACCACCACCAAAATAACCATAAGAACCATTACCTGTTGCTCCTCGTGCTGCTCCAGCAGCACTTAATGGTCCCTTAGGTGATGCTGTTGCGGTGTCATTAGTATAATCTATACGGTCTACTGTTGATACATTAGCAGGAGTTTGACCACCACCAAAGTAACCAAAAGAACTATTACCCGTTGCTGATATGTAATTTCTACCGGCACTTAATGGACCTTTAGGTGATGCCGTTGCCGTGTCATTAGAATAATCAATACGGTCTACTGTTGTTCTACTAGGAGAACCACCACCAAAGTAACCATAATCCCAAGATCCAAAAAATGGACTCGGACTTAACCATACATCAGGTTTAACAGTCCAGTTTCCAGACAACTGCTCTTCATAAACTTGCTTTAGTCTAAATATTCCTCTTGCCATGTTGTATCAACAGTTTCTGGTATATCATTGAGTTATTTATTTCATTACCAAAACCCATTCCATAAGAATGCCACAAATCTGCACTGAAGATAATACAACGATTATATTTCACAAATACACTGGCATATTCCTCCCAATCATTTCTATCATCAACATTAAATGACTTAACAATATCATCCATGTTCTGCCAACCATTAATTTGACGAGCATATTCATTTGGGAAACTATCAAGTCCTATTTTCTTGTGTGTATAAAAACTCAAACCTTTTTTTGACACACAATCAGATGGCATTGTCAGATAAATTACGGCAATCCAATCACATCCAACATTAGCAGTGATAGAATTATTACTACCCTCTCCTTCTACTTCATTAAATGCTTCTACAATCTGAATAGGACAACCCAAAATATAAGATAATTTTTGAGTTGTCTCTTCAGTTATCATACACTGGTTTTCAAAAAAACTTTTATGATATTGGTGTGCAACATCATAAAAATCATCCACAATTACAAACTTCTGATTCATGTTTCTAATTTAAACGTTCCTTGTGTTCATAAATCATATTCTTCCAGTAATTAAAATCTATAAGATTTCTATCCCACTCTTTATTCTTTTGTTCATCAACTAATTTTTTCAAGTGTGTTTTATCTTTTAATTCTTCAAGAGAGTCTAGCATTACAATTGGAAGTTTAGAATATATCTCAGTATAAAGAGGATATTCTTCATCCTGTGGAGGAGCATTATGCGTCCCCGTCCAAGAAGGAGGTGTACTATCACTGTATACTACACCGTGTCTTCCTACCTTCATTGTAACAGGTATTCTATCACAATAGAGAATTTCATATGTTCTATAACAGTCAACACCAACTCCAATTGGAGACATGGCACATTCATGATTTAAAATATTTGAAAGATAAAGTTCATATTTTAAATTAGCATACTGAAAAGGAGAATTCAAATAATCATTACATAACTTTGCTATCGTTCTCCTATGTTCTGGTCTATCACAATAATTTACATATACAAGTTTTTGGGGATCTGGTTTTTTACTTTTATATGTTTCTGCCAACATTAAATGTTGCTCAACAACCCAATCATGACCCGTCACATGATCTGGTCTGACCGAACTGCGAATACCATTTCTCATTCCAAGTGGTATGGGAATAACATTATCCTTTTTTGTAATGTTATTCTGAGCAAACCAATATTTTATATTTTTAGGGTGGTTATGAAAAATATCATTCAAATACTGATATGCTTCATTATATTTTGCATTTGGATCTTCATAATGACCAACGAATTCTGGTCCATTTCCAGTAATTAAAATCACTTCATGATCTAATTTTTCAATTTCTTTAAATGTCTCATAACATCTTGCGATATTTGAATAGAATATTCTATCACCGTCATGAAGATCCGCAAATTTTTGTTGGCAAAGAATTTCCATAGGATCAGTTACCTTCCAGTTTCTTCTGCTCCTCGGTGCTACCAGTAATCATTCCAAGATTTTCACCAGTAACTTCTTGAATACCAGTGAGAACTTTCTTCTGAAGATCATTGAGGAAGTCCATTCTACCTTGAGGACTTTCAAGAATCTTATTCAGAGGCATGTAACCCTCAGGAAGAGTGTTCCTTGGGTCAACGATAGAAGGTGCAGAAGCACGACGCATACTGTGAAGGTTACCAATAGAGATACCAGTCTGTGCCGCAACCATTTCATCCATTGCCTGATCAGCAAAACGACGCTCCCAATACAGAGCGTCACCTTCCAGGAACTGCTCTCTACTGACTGGTTTACCACCATTTTCTTCTACAAGTTTGGCAAGAATCTTATCCAGATGCTCCATCTGGTGCAAACGGTCACGAATCTCAAGTTCAGAAGACTTCAGATAATGAGTCAGTGACAGTTCATCCAGATCAAACCAACACAGTTCTTTCGTACCACCACCAGGTCCACCAGTTTCCCACATGATTGGTTGGCTACGGTCCTTACCTGCCCACTTGAATTCAAACTCACGGACCTTTTTCTTCATCTCAATGAGTTTATACATATAACCCTCTGCCATCTGACGACGAGACTTGAGAGTATTCTCAAAGGCAACGGGAAGTGTATGAGTCTCAAGCAGAGCAAACTTCTCCAACTGGAAGTTAGTTCTACCTTGTGCAAGTTCCTTATCACTCTCTTCCCATCTCAGAACATTGGCAAATGCCTGCTGAAGATAATCATCATCCATCACTGCCTGCTCAGAAGTGACGGGAGTATAAGACAGTGCAGTGTTTTCGTTAGTCATTGGTTCTCCACTAGTAATTCGTGTAATCAGTTTTTTCCATTGTTGTGCCACTTTCTTCCAATCACACTTTTGTGAAATATGATTGGAAAGTGATTTTGAGATTTGATTATAATATGTTCTGTCTCCTTCAAAATAATCTAGAGCAGTACAACAAACCTCTGCGAAAGTATTTAGAAACTTTTCTGTAACCTCATATCCCTTGGTTGTTCGGGTTCCATCCAAAGGAACAACAGAGGCAAAGTTCTCACCAGCAACTTCCGACAGTGCTCCAATGTTTGTAATAATTGGATAGGCACCAGACTTCATTGCCTCTGCCATAGAGACACAGAATGTCTCTTCCCAAATGTTTGGATGAATAAAGAAGGCAGCATCCTGATAGGCAGTAACAAGTTCTTCTTGATCTACTGCGGCAGAGTATTCTACATTGGGCAGTTTCTTCAGATCTTCATACAATTCAATATAAGGATCATTCAGAGGACCATAGAGGGACATTGATGAAAAGATTTTGAACTTCGCATCAGGATGTCTTTGATGAATCCTTTGTATAATGGCAGGCATCAACTCCAATCCTTTATAAGGGATAGAAGTATGAATAAAAGTCTTCGTTTTATTTTCAGAGTAGGTGAAGATGTCACTCACACCATTTGAAATGACAGTGATTTTATTCTTTGGAACCTTATGAAACTTAATCAGTTGCTCCTTTGCCCAATGAGAAGGAGTAACAATATGATTTACAGTCTCATGATTGAAATTTAGAAGTGCTGGTTGATCGTAGGAATGATGTGCCCACAAAACCTTATATGGTTTATTAGATTTTTTAAGTTCCTCTGGTAGATGTGATACCTCTACATCTTCAGGAAACTCATAGTGTTGTGAAAGATAATAAAATGAACTTTCAGTTGCTCCAGATTTCATAATTATTCAGCAAAAACGTGTGAACCAACGTGTTGTAGTTTGATTGTAGTATCTAGCCAATGTTTATATCCTATCATTCTAGCACGATAAAAGAAACTTTTGTCCTCCGATGCGAAACTATCACCAATTCTTTCTTCTGCAAAGTAATGATATGAGTTATTCATCTCTGCTTCTGATGGTGGATGGTTACTATCCCTTGTTGATGGTGTGTATTTAAGGTATGGAAACTTCCGTGCAATATCAGTAAAGACATTACGATGAATCATTACAAATCCCATTCCATTACCACCAACCTTGAGTAAATCACCTTTACGTTCTTCTGGTTGAAGAACATCAACACAATATCGAATCGGTATTGTCTTCATTGGATATGTACCCGAAACGATGTCTTCATTATGACTCAATAATTTTAACACATCTTCTGGATTAAATCCAATATCACTATCAAGAAAGAACAGATATTCATGATCTGTGTTGTTGATAAAAAAGTTTGCACACTTAGACCTTCCATGAGTAATCAAGGAAGAGTTTGCCTGTGTGAGAAGACCATGTGGAATACCATTTCTTACTAAGAGTTTGCCCAGATTGAACAAACTCATTGTTGTCTTCTCATTCACAATTCCCCCATGACAGGGGAGAGCAATCATTATACCCATATCAAATAACAGTTTTGTTTATTATAGCATACTTATGGCATTTAAAGAATCAAGGTTCCTGAAGATTGTGGAAGTCCATTTTCTGTTGGTGATACTGCTTGGCATTCATCAGTTTCCATACCATCAACAAAACTTCTGATTGATGCTACCACGGTATCATTGGCATAATCAATTCTTTCTATTGTTGATGTGTTTCCAGGAAAACCACCAATAAAATATCCATAATTTTCATTTCCAGTTGCTCCATGTTCGACATTACCACGGGATAATGGACCCTTTGGTGTTGGTGCGGCAGTATCATTAGAATAATCCATACGCTCTACTGATGATAAAGTTCCAGGGGTGCCACCAGTAAAATAAGCACCTGATGAATTACCCGTTACGGCATACGAATACATATTGCGTGTTAATGGTCCGACAGGAGTCAATGATGCAGTATCATTAGAATAATCGATACGGTCTACTGATGATTTTGGACCAGGATTTCCACCACCAAAGTAACCAAATGATTGATTACCAACACCATCAAATCTATTTCTGCTGACCAGTAATGGACCTCTTGCTAATCCCGCAGCAGTATCATTGGAATAATCAATACGATCCAATGTTGATACTGCTCCAGTACCAGGTGTATCTCCTCCACCAAAATAACCAAAATCTTGAGTACCTGTTGCTCCCAGATAGCTTTTTGCTTGATTTAATGGACCTCTTGTTACTGCCAATGCGATATCATTAGTATATTCAATACGATCTACTTGTGATGTCCATGTTCCACCACCAAAGTAACCAAAGGAACTATTACCAGTAGCTGCTCTTGAATTGAAAGATGGACTTGGAAATAATCCTCTTATTACCGAATTCTCAGTATCATTTAGAAAATTAATACGACCCAGTTTTCCCGAGGAAGGAGATCCAGATATAAAATAACCAAATGCCGTGACTGGAAATCTTGGACGACTTGCTATAGGAAGTCCTAAAGATGATGGAAGTTGTCCAGTATTAGGATTTAATGAATAGAGAGCATTATCTCTAGGACCTATTGCGGCATGACATCTTGTCCCTGATCCAGGAGAAGCAGGGATATTAGCAACAGTCCCTCTTATTGATGCTGTTGCAGTATCATTAGAGTAATCAATACGATCAAAATATGTTACCGTCGCTGACGGAGAATATCCATTACCATAAACATACCCATAATCTGCATTGCCAGAAGCCGCACAATTATCTCTATCTACATTCAAATTACCCTTTGGTGCGGCAGCAACAGTATCATTAGAGTAATCTATACGTTCTACTGATGATGTTGTACCAGGTATACCGCCAACATCACCACCCATTGAATATCCACCATCAGCATTACCACATGCACCACCATATCTTTTCTCACCACTACTCAATGGACCTCTAACTAATGCTGCTGCTCCATCAGTAGAATAATCAATACGTTCTATTGATGACCACGAGCTAGATGGAGATGGTGTACCAGAACCACCAATAATATAACCAAAATTCAAATTCCCAGTTCCTGATCTTTGAGATAAAGGATAAAGACATCCTCCTCTATCGGTCACTAAATCATTAGCATAATCAATACGCTCTAATGCTGATACAATAGTATTAGTAAAATATCCATACACATTATTACCAACACCTGCTCTAACCATCTGCGCCCCTGCAGAATGATTTAAATTTCTTGTCACAATAGCATCGGCAGTATCATTTGCATAATCTATACGTCTTACACCAGTTTGAGGACTATTCGCATCAGCAAAATATCCAAATCCTGTATTTCCTATCGCACCATATCCAAAAGCTCCAAGTGGTGGTGTACCAGGAAAATTAAGAGAACTTCTATTATTAATATTAGAAGTATCATTAGAAAAATCTAGTGCGGTTACAGCATCAACATTTGTATTTGTTCTATACCAGTATCCAACATTAGAAAGAGCAACATTACCAGTCGCATAATTTATTGGAAGAGGTATTGTTTTAGTTACAAGTCCATTTGCTCTGGCACTTGATGCTGCATGGTGATATCTAGCAACACTCAATGGTCCTTTTGCTGGTGCTGTTGCGGTATCATTAGAGTAATCTATACGGTCTACTGTTGAGAATGAACCAGGATCACCACCACCAAAGTAACCAAAAGAACTATTACCTGTTGCTGCTAAACCAGATCTAGCAACACTTAATGGACCTCTAACTGATGCTGTTGCAGTATCACTAGAATAATCTATGCGATCTACTGTTGATGTGCTACCACCAAAGTAACCAAAATCAGCATTACCTGTTGCTGCTAAAAGACTTCTAGCAAGACTCAATGGACCTTTAGGTGATGCTGTTTCAGTGTCGTTAGAATAATCTATGCGGTCTACTGTTGATAATGGACCGGGATTACCACCACCAAAGTAACCAAAGGAACTATTGCCAGTTGCTGTCACGTATTGTCTAGCAAGACTTAATGGTCCTTTTGGTGATGCTGTAGCAGTGTCATTGGAGTAATCAATACGGTCTACTGTTGATACTGGACCATTACCACCACCAAAGTAACCATAAGATTGATTACCTGTTGCTGCTAAACGATATCTAGCAGAACTTAATGGTCCCTTTGGTGATGCGGTTGCAGTATCATTAGAGTAATCAATACGGTCTACTGTTGATAGTGGACCAGGAGCACCACCACCAAAGTAACCAAAGGAAGCATTGCCTGTTGCTGCATGGTGATATCTACCAGCACTTAATGGTCCTTTTGCTGATGCTGTAGCAGTATCATTAGAGTAATTTATACGGTCTACTGTTGATGATGTTGGTCCAAATCCACCACCAAAGTAACCAGTATCAAATCCTATATCCTTTAATACATTTCCTTTTGAAAAGAATGTTGATTTGGTAATTCCATTTGCCTGAGCACTTGATGCCGCAAACTGATAACCTAATGTATGTAAAGGACCTCGTATTGATGCCGTTGCAGTATCATTAGAATAATCAACACGATTCACTGTAGAATATTCTAAACTAGGACTTACAATTCCTGCAGCAAAATATCCAAATGAAGAACTACCCGTTGCTGCTAGTCCTTCGGGTGTATTTGACAGTGGACCCTTTGGTGATGCCGTTGCTGTATCATTAGAGTAATCTACACGGTCTACTATGGATTGTTCTCCACTAAATGCTGGTCCGACTATTCCACCACCAAAGTAACCAAAGGAAGCATTACCTGTTGCTGCTAATAAACTTCTACCAGTATTCAATGGTCCTTTTACTAATGCCGCTGCAGTGTCATTAGCATAATCAATACGGTCTACTGTTGATACTGCAGCAGCAACAATACCACCACCAAAGTAACCATAAGAAGCATTACCTGTTGCAGCTAAGTACCTTGCTGGACTTATGCTTGCCCTCTGTGATGCCGCAACAGTATCATTACTATAATTGATACGTTCGAAAATCGTTCTATTACTAGCAAAGTATCCAAAATCAGAATTACCAGCTGCTGCATTATAAGCTTGTGCTGCACTCAAAGGACCCCTCACCGTTGCTTGGGAGGTGTCATTGGAATAATCTATACGGTCTACCGATGAGAAAAGAGGAGCAGAGGTGTTGCCACCACCAGCAAAGTAACCAAAGTTTTGATTACCCACCCCAGCATGTCGTCTTCTTGGTGTAAATAATGCCCCTTTCGGTGATGATGTTGAAGTATCATTAGAGTAGTCTACTCGTCTAACAGTTGATACAGCAGGAGCACCACCAGCAAAGTAACCAAAAGGATGTGCCTGCTCAAAAAATGAGGTCCACACATCAGACTTTACAGACCAAACACCAAGACCTTGCCTTTCTCTTACATCAAGTAATGAAAATATTCCTCTTTTATTAGTTACTGCCATCTTGTATTAAATAAGGACTATCGGGATACTTCCAGTATTCCAGTTTCTTATACTTATTTAGAATGTAAGGGGACAATACCTCTTCAGGTTTCTTTGATGTCTTCTTGACTTTGTTACGAACATAATGCATATCTTTCAGGTTCCACTGGTCCTCACTTTCCCTGTGATTGTTCTGCACATTATTAAAGTCGTGATGATAATAATCAACCTCTAAGAAATCATAGATTCTTCTCATCGTTTCTTCTGGAATATTGACTAGATCATCATACTCAACCATCAACAAATGCTTCTCATCATGACGAATGAATGCCTGAGATTGTGCCCATAGTGCCTGCTCCACAATGCCATCATTACCCATTAAATACTGACAACGATTATCATCATCTACAGTAAACCCACCATCCATCAGTGCCTTATCAACAAAATTAAGTTCATCAGAATTACGATGAATCATTGTGATGAAAGAAGTTAATACCTCTACGACATCACGAACAGGGCAAATGATTTTGGGATTGGGAGTAATATAAGTCTTTATTCTTTCAATATTATTTGACCATGCACGACAGTGATCAATAATTATCTCCTCTTCTCTCTCATAATACTGGTTCTCTATAAAACTACTAATAATCTTATGAGCGTTCTGTGGTTTTGGGTATCCTTGATATTGCTCAGATTGCTTAAAGTATTCCTCGGTATGATACATCAATTCCATCACAGAACTGACTGGTTCTGTGTGAATATTTGGGTTTTGATCTATTAAACTTTTCAATAAGGTGCTTCCAGACCTAGGAAGACCTGCCATAAAGTGATATGTTTTTACCATTCTTTCACAGGATTAAAGAAGAACAACTGAACCATACGACCATTTTCCAATGTATCGCCAAAATTAAAATTATGTGAGTGCCACAAATGAGTTCTGAACAATACTAGACGATTATATCTCATCGGGCACAGAAAGTAACGTGTCCATTTATCTCTATCCAGACCATCACCATATACAGTCGTCCACCAACATTCCTTATACGTTGGCCATCCGTGATGCTGTGCCTCAAAATCTGTCTTAGGAATGTTTTCCATCTTTAAACTATTATGTCTCCAAAAAGATGTGCCACCTTCATCTACACAATCTTTTGGATCAGACATATAAATCACCGCACCCCATTCCCAGGATGGATCCACATGAACGTCTTGTTTATAAGAATCTTTCTCTAATGAAATACGGAAGTATCCATTCTTATCAGCAGGAATCAATGGTTCTTTGGCAAGATCCTCAAACTTCTTATGAATGTCTTCTGAATAATAAGAACCTTCTGAGTTTCTTCCAGGATATGTATAGTCCTCACCAGGATCAGGAAACTCTGCATTCAGTGCAAAGTTCCTGACCTCTTCTGGATTGGAATAAAAATCATCAACAACAATAATATTCTGTCTCATACAATCAATGTTTTGTTTATTATAGCATATTATTGTGGGTTGTTGCTTTCTGCCGCACTAGTAGCAGTATTCATATGGTCATACTGAGTACCACTTAGTGGTCCCTTAGGTGATGCTGTTGCACTATCATTAGAGTAATCGATGCGGTCTATTGTTGATACAACACTGGGTGTTCTACCACCAGAAAAATAACCAAAGTTTTTATTTCCCGTTGCCCCTAATCTTGTTCTTGCGGAACTAAGATAAGTTCTTTGTGATGCTGTTGTCGTATCATTACTATAATCAAAACGAAGTACCCTACTTGTAGCTACAGGACCACCTGAAATGTATGCAAAATTACCATTTCCCGCTATACCATTGTCGTATTGTATTCCAAGAGACCCTGATGGTGATGCCGTTGTAGTATCATTAGAATAGTCAATGCGGTTAGCAGCACCAGGACCAGTGATACTAGTCTGAAAATATCCAAAATTTTGATTACCAACTCCAGCCAGTTGTCTCACTGCATTAACTAATGGACCCCTTTCCAATGCTGCTGCATTATCATTAGCATAATCAATACGGGATACAGTTGAAGATGTTCCAGAGAAAGATGCAGGAGATCCACCAGCCCAGTATCCAAAATCCTTATTGCCTGTTGCTCCCCTGTAATATCTCCCCGTAATTAGTGCTCCAGGAATTGTTGATGTTGTATCATTAGAGTAATCAACTTTTATTATATTTGGATGAGGATTGTTATAACTATAACTAGCTGGAGCCCAGTATCCAGCATAGTTGCTACTTGCTGCCGCTGGGAATGCATTTCCGCTTGGAGCAAAAGGAGATATTCTACTCAATGCTGTTGCAGTATCATTGGTGTAATCAATACGATCTAATCGTTTAACGTTACCGTTACCAAAGTAACCAAAGTTTGTTGCTATGGTTGTTGTTGGAACGTTTGCTGTTACTGATGGACCGATTGCAGCAAATCCGTTGGCTCTGGCGCTTGATGCTCCCATATCTTGTCTAACAGAACTCAATGGTCCTTTTGGTGCTGCTGTTGCGGTATCATTAGAGTAGTCTATACGGTCTACTGTTGATGATGCTGATGGAGCACTACCACCAAAATAACCAAAAGAAGCACTACCAGTTGCTCCTAAACCATATCTACCTTGACTTAATGGACCTTTTGGTGATGCTGTTGCGGTGTCGTTAGAGTAATCAATACGGTCTACTGTTGATACTGTACCAGGAACACCACCACCAAAGTATCCAAAAGAACTATTACCTGTTGCTGCTAAGTAATATCTACCAACACTTAATGGTCCCTTAGGTGATGCTGTTGCGGTATCATTGGAGTAATCTATACGGTCTACTGTTGATCTTGCACCAGGATCACCTCCAGCAAAGTAACCATAAGATTGATTACCCGTTGCTCCTAAACCATATCTAGCAAGACTTAATGGACCTTTAGGTGATGCTGTTGCTGTATCATTAGAGTAATCTATACGGTCTACTACTGATGTTACAAGACCACCACCAAAGTAACCATAAGAAGCATTACCTGTTGCTCCCATATATTGTCTGTTAGAACTTAATGGACCTTTAGGTGATGCTGTTGCTGTATCATTAGAGTAATCTATACGGTCTACTGTTGATACTGTACCAGGTTGACCACCACCAAAGTAACCATAAGAAGCATTACCTGTTGCTGCTAGTGCTGCTCTAGCAAGACTCAATGGACCTTTTACTGATGCTGTTGCCGTGTCATTAGAGTAATCAACACGGTCTACTGTTGATGTGTATGGAGATTGACCTCCACCAAAATAACCGGTATTGTAAGTCTCAAGAGTTCCATCACTGAATCTCACTGCTACTTCCAGGACACCAGGTCCTTTGAGTGGGATTGCATTTGCTCTGGAACTTGATGCTGATACACCACCCCTAGCAAGACTTAATGGACCTTTTGGTGATGCTGTTGCAGTATCATTAGAATAATCTATACGGTCTACTATTGTTTTTGCCGGATAATCTCCACCAAAGTAACCATAAGATTGATTACCTGTTGCTCCTGGTCCATATCTAGTAGAACTTAATGGTCCTTTTGGTGCTGCTGTTGCGGTGTCATTAGAGTAATCTATACGATCTACTACTGATGTTGGACCGGGAAGAACCCCACCACCAAAGTAACCATAAGATTGATTGCCGGTTGCGCCCCCACGTTGTCTAGCAACACTTAATGGTCCTTTAGGTGATGCTGTTGCAGTATCATTTGAGTAATCTATACGGTCTACTGTTGATACTGGACCAGGACCACCACCACCAAACCAACCATAAGAACTATTACCTGTTGCACGGACACCAAACTTAGGAGAACTCAATGGTCCTTTAGGTGGTGCGGTTGCGGTGTCATTAGAGTAGTCTATACGATCTACTATTGAATACGATGCGCTGGGTCCAGGAAAAAATAAACCACCACCAAAGTAACCATAAGAATTATTACCTGTTGCTGCTATAAAAGATCTACCAAGACTTAATGGACCTTTAGGTGATGCTGTTGGTGTATCATTAGAGTAATCTATACGGTCTACTGTTGATACTACACCAGGAGAACCACCACCACCACCAAAGTAACCATAAGAAGAATTACCTGTTGCCCCAAGAAGATACCTTACAACACTTAATGATCCTTTAACAGATGCAGTAGCAGTGTCATTAGAATAATCAATGCGGTCTACTCTTGATAGAACTGTAGAAGGTCCAGTAATGCCACTACCAAAGTAACCAAAGTCAGTTCCTTGTGGGACTACATTGGGTCTTTGGTCGCTTGATGCCGGTAATAAGGTATTAGTGGTGATTGCGTTTGCCTGAGAACTTGATGATCCCATATCAAATCTATTATAGGTCAATTGACCTCTAACTGATGCTGTAGCAGTATCATTAGAATAATCAATACGCTCTACTGATGATGTACTAGTGGCACCACCAGCAATAAAACCAGAATTTGCATTACCTGTTGCTCCTGCACGATATCTAGCAACACTCAATGGTCCTTTTGCTGGTGCTGTTGCCGTATCATTAGAGTAATCTATACGGTCTACTGTCGAAAATTGCCCGACACCAGAAATAAACCCACCACCAAAGTAACCAAATGAAGCATTACCCGTTGCTCCAACATACCCCCTAGCAGAACTTAATGGTCCTTTTGCTGGTGCTGTTGCAGTATCATTAGAATAATCAATACGATCTACTGTTGATAAATAACTCGGAGTTCTTCCACCAGCAAAGTAACCAAATGATTGATTACCCGTTGCTGCTAAGTACCATCTACTAACACTCAATGGTCCTCTAACTAATGCTGTTGCAGTGTCGTTGGAATAATCAATACGGTCTACTAGTGATAATATAGGAAAGGGAATACCACCACCAAAGTAACCATAAGATTGATTTCCTGTTGCTGCTAAAACATATCTAGCAAGACTTAATGGTCCTTTTGGTGATGCCGTAACAGTATCATTACGATATTCGATACGGTCTACTTTTGATGTTGTGGAAGGAGTTTGACCACCAGCAAAGTATCCAAAATCAGCATTGCCTGTTGCAGCTAAGAAGTCTGTAGGACCACTCAATGGACCTTTAGGTGATGCAGTGTCAGTATCATTAGTATAATCAATACGGTCTACTGTTGATACCCTAGCAGGTTGAGCACCACCACCAAAGTAACCAAAAGGACGTGCCAGTCTAAAAGGACTCGGAGTTAACCATACATCAGATTTTGTTGACCATTGCCCTTCTACCTGAAGACGATAAAGTGTCTCTAATCCAAAGACATCTTGACGAACGCTCATTTTATATTACCTCTACGAAGTGATTTGTTTACCAGCAATAATGACATCAATCGTTGATGTTGAACCAACTTCAATATCAATTGTGGCATTTGTTTCAATTCTCTTTGATCTATCTAGTATATCAACAACAGAGTATCGTGGGAGAACTAAATCTTTCGCAAGATATGTTGTTGTAACTCCATTTGTAATTGTTATTGAAACTGGATAATCTCCACTATCAGTTCTATTTGCCAGATGAATACTCTCAATTGTTGTTGGATAAGTACTTGATGTATAAATTGTCGTTCTATCCGTCGTTGCTATTGATACGGTAGAAGCATACTCACTAATATATTCTGTGCTGGTAAACTCAGTATAGTTCATATAAACTTCTGCGGCATTAGAAACTCCAATGTAACTATTATCCGTTGTCCACATCTTAATTACATCAGATGGTCCGGCAACAATTGGATTTTTAAGTAGATCAACCAATCCACCATTTACAATTGGAATATTATATGCAATATAAGTTTGCTCACCCGTTGAATCTTCGATTGATGCAACAATATTAATTGTTGTTCCAACTCCAACAGATGTATCAACATTAGCAACATTAATAGTTTCAATCACATATTGCTTACCTGCCGTTGATGGGAATGTAAATACGGATGTCTCATATGACAATGGTGTGATCTGAACAGAACTTGATATACCAGTGTAGAATTCACCATTAAATGATGGTATAGAAAGATTAGTTAATCCACTACCATCACCCTCAAAGGAAGTAGCGGTTACAACACCAGTTACATTAATACCAGTTGAATTAATTGTAACGGCAGCACCAACTATTGAACTTGTTGCGGTTACAATACCAGAAACATGAAGACCAGCACCATAGTAAGTAGTAGCAGTAACACCACCACCAACTGTCAGTTTTACAGCAGTATCAATTGTATCAGTACCAATACCAACATTATAACTAGAGTCACCGAGAACCCAATAAGAACCATTAGAACCAATTGCTAATTGATCACTTCCGGTGGCACTTGGTACTTGTGCATCATAACCGATGGCTATGTTTCTAGATCCCGATGTAATATCTCCACCAGCAGTGAATCCAATACCGATATTATAATCACCAGAAGTTGATCCATATAAAGCAGACCAACCAAAAGCATTATTTCCTCTACCATTTGTCTGATAAAGTGCTCTGAATCCGATGCCATTATTGTAACCACTACCAGCAGTTAATTGATTTACATAAGCATTTTGATAACCAATGAAGTTATTATAACCAGCATCTTGAGAACTACCAACAGAAACATCAAGTAGTGATTCATAACCAATTACATTGTTATATCCTGCAGCACCACCTGCCCCAGTGTGAAGAGAATTTCCTACTCTATAACCAAAAAGGTTATTGTAAGGTGCGTCATTTAAAGATTGACCTGCTTGATATCCTAAAATGTTATTGTGAGAAGCACCATCTAATGATTTACCTGCTTGATATCCTAAAATGTTATTATAACCAGTAGCATCACCACTTCCAGTGTTTATACTTTGTCCTGCTTGATATCCCATGATATTATTATATCCTTTGATACCGCCACCACCGCCGGCGATGCTGCCACCTGCTTGATATCCTAAAACGTTATTATAACCACCATTATTACCATTATTTGTTTGACCAACACCTACACCAATAAAGACATTATTTACAGTGTTTGTTCCACTAATCGTAACACCAGTAGTATCATCACCTGCGATAATACTACCAGTAGAATGTGCTGCTGTAATTCTATTAATATTTGCAGTTTGACCAACTCCAAGAACACCACCATCAAACGTTAAGTTAGCACTTGTAGTTGTAGTATCTGTTCCCGAATTATAAAGGACTCTATTCGCAGTTCCTATTACATTTGTAGCAGTTGTAGCAGTTACACTAGTTATTCCAGAACCATCACCACTAAATGCTGTTGCCGTAATTACACCACTAACTAATACATCCCCATTAACATCAAGTTTTGCCTGTGGATTTGTCTTACCAACACCAACATACTCTGATGCTCCGAATGGTGCTAACTGAATCGTTCCATCAGCATCTACATCAATACTTGGAATACCAGAGACATCATTGACCGAGAAGATACTTCCAGAAGTTAGGTTGTTTGTAATAGAGAACAACTGACCAGCACTACCTTCCCAAGACAGACTTCCATTATCAGTCGTGTATGCTCTCTGTGTAATTCTCTGAGAGCTTGCGGCACCAGCAGTAGAAACCAAGAACTCATCAACAACGTGCAGAGTTGTCTGTGGATTAGTTGTCCCAACACCAACACGATTATTAATATCATCATAATACAGAGCACTGGCACCACTAAATGAACCAGAATTATTGTATTGGACTTGCCCATCAGATCCCGCAGCAGCAGGTGTAGCAGTATTGGCCCAAGAAAGACCAATTCCAGTTACGTTAGATAATATTTGACCATCAGCACCTGATGATCCATTAGCATCATAAATGGATCCACCGATTGCTACGTTACCTTGGAATGTAGCAACACCAGTAACATTTAAATCAGTAAATGCTAGACCACCTACAATATGAAGTTTTGATGTTGGATTGGATGTGCCAATTCCAACATCACCAGCAGCAGTTACAACAAACTTATCAGTA